AAGAAGTAGATGGAATTCTTAGAGCCGATCTGCAACGTTTCGAGCGTGGGGTGCGTCTTTTCTGTCCTGTCGATCTTACACAAGGTATGTTTGACGGGCTTGTTTCTTTTTCTTTTAATGTCGGTCTGGGGACACTCCAGCGTTCTACGCTACGCCAAAAAGTGCTTAGAGGCGACAAAACGGGCGCTGCGGATGAATTCCTAAAGTACACCAAGGGCGGTGGAAAAGTCTTGCTAGGACTGGTTAAACGCCGTCAGGATGAACGAGCGCTATTCCTCGGCCCATAGCAGTATTTGCACAAATATCCAACCACACACAATTACAACGCCAGCACCCAAGCACAAGACTAAAAACAATTCAATCACATGACCCCCCGCATTTCCCAACCCAGCAAAAAGTAGTTCCAGCGGGTTGTCATGTTTTGATTGGCAAACTTTTCACCATCCCAAACAAGTTCTGATTCTGCATACCCTTTGCCCGTCATTAAGGCAATAAAGACTTGTCGTGCTTTCATGTGTTCTTCTCCTTGGCATAGCCGTTTTTTTGCTTGAGTTTGGCTTCAATGGCTCGGGCAAAATTAGTCAACTCAAACCCTAACCCTCCTTTTAAAACTTTGACCTGAATAGCGTCAATATCGTCTACGTCAATATCTACCCATGTGCGCTGTGGTGGCTCTTGCTCAATCTCTTGCCCCAACCTCTGAACCTCTTGCATGGAGTCTGCCAAGGCTCTCTCTGCCACCAGTTTGGCAAAGTGATAGCAAGTGAACATCTCACCATCTTCAATAGACTGACACATAGCCTTTTGCCACATGATGTCAATTTCGTGTTTGCTCATGCTTCCAACTCCAATTGAATATCACGCCATTCGCCATCAAGAATGTTGTTGTGCACAGCATCGGTGACATTTTCAACTTTCCACCATTGCTGGAGGATGCGTACTGTTTTCCCCATAGTTGTATTTGTCATAGGTTTAACTGGTATTTGGATAACACGCTCGACAAAGCGCAGTTTTGGTGTTGGTGTCATGGTTGTCTCCTTGTTTTCAACGTACCTAAGAATTTGGTGCTTGCGTGAACCTTGCAAACCCCAATCACCTTGGCGCTTTGCCAAATCTTCAAATGCCTCATCTTCATCAATCATAAATCCCCCAGAATGCGCCATTCCCTTTCCTGGCGCTTAGATTTTGACGCTACTGTTTTGCCTGTCAAGCCAATCAAGCCCAGCGTTTCAAGTTCTTTTAAACGCCGAGCCACTTGATTGCCATCCAGCCCTGTGTAAGTTGCAATGCCATCCTTGCCCAATGGCCCGTGCTGGACAAGACAGGCCACGATCAGCGACCCGTGTTTTTTAGCCAATTCCTTGGCGTTGTCCGCTGCCACAAACGAGGTCAGCGGGTCAGATTTACGCACTCTTGGAAATATAAAATCAAACATGATCAAAAGGGCATATCGTCATCGTTATCTGCTGGCAAACCCTGCATCTTAGGTTCGTAAGGGCGCGGGTCATTAAGGTATGCCCAGCCGTCCCACCCGTTTTCTTTGAGTGGGATTACGTCTAATTTCAGCATTTCGCCGTTGCGGGTTTCAATGATTGACCCAATGCGCTGATAGCGGTTTTTTTGCTGACCCTCTTTGTTGGTGTACTGGCCCACAATTGCGGTGATTTCTTTTTTGACTTTGGACATTATTTGCTTTCAATGTATTTGTTGAGTTGTTGAACTTGGGATGCGACTTCTGCAAGAAATTTGACAATCTCTGCTTCAATCTCTGCGATATATTTGTCATCACGGTCAACCCGTTTGACAAACAATTGCGCCTTGGCTGGCATTCGTGGATCGAACACCACATAGTCAGTCCATTTGCGACCTGTGCAAGCCATTTGAAATTGCATTTGGGCAAAGTATTTTGCGGGTACTTTTTGGGTTAACAAGGTTTCCAGCATTCCCTTGCTCTCGGGACATTTGATTTCTACCATGCCATCGTCCCCAACAAGGCCATCAGGGGACGCACCTGCCATGTCAATCGTGGGGTGGGGCATGAACCCTACTTCTTCCACCATTACGCCTTGTGCGGCCTCATACGCCGCCCGAGCAAATGGTTCTTGTTCAATTCCCCATTGCATAGCTTGAGAGGTAAACCCCTCTGCTTTGGTCTGGGTAATGCGCTCAAGGACTAATTGCGTCATGTAGCTATCCCGGCTTGCCGAGTAGCCTGTTTTGGTCTTAGCCATAACATCATTAACCCGGCTGGCGGTTACCTTGCCTAATCTGGCGGTAAACCATTCCTCTGTGCGTTGTTCGTCACTCATGCTTGCCCTCGCTTTCAGCATTTCTCGCTTTCAGCATTTCGTCTGCCAAACGATATGAAAAATCTGCAAGATCAATAAAATCATGTTTTGTGTGGTAAGCGGGGTCTTCAGACAAAATTGCTGTCATAGCCTTCGCCGCAAAGTAATCCCGCAGGGTCATGCCTACATGAGCAGGGTATGTAATGTCAGGGTCAACATCATCAACGCTTAATGGTCTTGGAAATGCTGGTGGCTCATTCATTTGTTTTCTCCTTTTTAGCTTTGGCAATGCGGTTTGCTTTGGCTTTGATAACTTTGGCAATCCAAGTCTGATCACCTTGGCAAGCCTCATAAGCGGCTTTGTAGGCGGTTTGCAGTTCTTCTTTGTTGGCGCTGGCATCGATGGCGGCAATGTGGTCTGCCATCATTCCAGCGTTAATCTGTGGCGTTTCTGTGAGGCGGCTGGCGGTTACACCGTCATCATCGTCAGATGGTGCAAGGCCGCTAGCGGTGAGCAACGAATAGCGCCGAGCATAAGAAAGTGCCGAGCCATACCCCATTGCATCGTGCTTGCTTGCCGGGACATGGAGTAGGCCGCACTCCATTACTTCTCCAGATTCATGCACAAATATGGTCTCAACCATCACCCCGTCTTTGCATTCAAAGGTGCGTTGCATAAGACCTATGCTATTGGCGTTTAGCGCCCCCACAACAGCGTCAATGCAAGAACTGAGGTCTGCATACTTGGATTTAAAATGAGGGTTTACAGACGTTTTTAGCGCTTTGCCAAACTGGGCTTGTGCTTTGACAAATGCGGCGGCTATTTTTGGGCCAATTGGGGTTTCCATTATTCTGATTCCTTTGCAATAAGTTTGGTTTCAAGTTCTTTGATGTATTCCTGGGCGATCTCGGCGGTCTGGATGTAGCCCCGCAAATGGGACTCCAAAAGACCAACGTGATAAGCCAAGCGGTTTTGCGCTGGTTCGCCTTCATACTGTTTGTCAGCAATGAATTTGATGTTGTCAATAAGTTCGTCTGCGTTCATTTCATGGCCTCCAAATAAAAATATCAAGGGCAAGCACAATCAAAGCAACCAAGGCCAAAAACCTGATAACTTTGTCGCCAGTGGAATGTTGAGCAACGTGAATTTCAATGGCAGCGCCATATTCCACGGTGTGGGGGAATGCTTCATTTATCGTTCTGGGGTGTTTCATCTTGTTCATCCTCTGGTTGGGTGTCGGGGTTGTAGTCTGATTGGCGGGTGAGGATTTGCCCCCACCGCCATTCTTCATAATCTTCTGTGTACATGGTGGGATGGGGCTTGCGCCCCGTTTGGGTTAATAGTCCTGACCAACCTGTGCTGGTTGTGCGCCCAAAAACTCAGGGTTGTAAGGCGCGTTGTTTTTAAAGGAAGAATTGGTTTTAATGGTGTAGACCAACTTGTCAGTGCAAACAAGCTCATTACGCAAAGCTGTTTTAGCTGCCCACCAAGAAATATTGCCAGAGGTAACTTTTCTCCAGCCCTTGCGAAAACTGGGATGGTAAAACTTGCTGTCCAACTCATCCATAGATGCGCCATCTTTGAGCAGTTCGATAAATTTGTCTTTGTTCATTTGGTTTCCTTAAAAGACCCCGAGAAGTTCAGGGCATGGGTGTATTGTTAAGCACAATTAACATTGCGTCAAGTCTTTTTTATCGGGACTTTCCCTAATGTTGCTATTTTGTTAATCTACCTTACAATGCCCAGATGACAAAAGAGCAATTAGTCCAGTTGGCAGGGTCACAAAGTGAGCTTGCAAGGATTCTTAGGATTAACAGGGCGGCGGTATCTCAATGGGTAACTGTGCCCGAGGCAAGAATTTGGCAATTGATGGCATTGCGTCCAGATTGGTTTAAAAAGTAGTGTACAATCCAACCCGTCTAGAGTGGCATCTGGACGACAACGCTAATTGTGAACCCCGCAGGTTTTTCTGTGGTCTTGCCAGACGGCAAGCGAGATTTTTGATTAGCGTCAATCGTCTTGCTGTTGCTCTCGCCAAGAGCCAAGACCACAGAGCATCTTGCGGGGTTTTTTCTTTTGGCAGACCGAGTGACTCGCGTTACGTTACCGGCCCTGCATGGGGTGACAAGTCAAGAAACACCGACAGCAGGACACACCCCCTGATTTGCCGAACAGCGTTAGTTGAGCGACTGTTAAAGCATTTGGTACACGGTGGAAATCAAGGCCAGATGTATAAGCGAATCAACTCCTCAAGGGAACTTGGGC